AGCTAATAAAGAATCAAACATTACACTTTCTGCTTTATCTCTAGTAATACGTTCGTTTATATCTTGTAAGTTTTCTAGACCGTCCATTTCTCTTTGCATTGTTTGTTTATCAATAATACCCGCTTGTAATAATTGCAAACCTGTAATAACCTTACCTGCTTCATCAAATGTAGCCATAGCACCATACTTACGTTTTGTAAGATAGTTACCACCAATATCTGCTGATGGTGTATAGCTTTCTGAAAATGCAGAACCATTCATAGTTCCTGTTAGTGGTTTTCTTTTATTTAAACCAAGTTCATCAAGTTCTAATCTTTTGTAATCAACTTCTTGTAGTGCATATGTAAGCACTGTATGGTACTCATTTACCATTGCACCAATACCTGCTTGTAATTCTTCAAGACCTCTTCCTGTTACAAAAGAGTTTGGTGATATAGCATCATCACTTACTGGATAACCTGCTACTGTTCTAAGATGTCTTTCTATTCTTGATACAGATTCAAATAATTGATATGGTAAATTGGTTACAGGTTTTACTACTTGTGAACCAGGAGACAAATAGTTTATAGCATTTCTACCTTTTCTATACTGTCCAGATTCTATTTCACCAACAACATTTGTTTCTGTAAATACAGCATCTTCCATAGCAATAACAGACATAATATTTATTTTTGCCATTGCTGCCATAAGACCTATTACTTGGTCAAACTGTCCTTGTATTTGGTCAAAAGAATATCTTTTAGCACAAACAAAAGATGGACCTGATTTTAAAACATTTGGTACAAAATCAACGATAGTTTTAGAACCTACATGTACAACATAAGTTCCCTCTGGATTCATGTATTCAGCTATTACATCTCCAACTTCTGCTTGATTTTCCCATGAACCATTTTCATTGTTTAAATATATACCATGACTTAAATAATTTTCTTCATCTGTTTCTTTATCTTGTTCGTCAAAATATTTTTTAAGTTCTGGATACATCTTAACAAGATTGTTTAATGGAACCTTTCTAATTGATACAAGTTCCTCTGCCATTTGATTTGCACCTTGATATCCAGGAAAAGTTGTATAAGGGTCACGAAGTTCTGCTGTTGGATATACATTACCATTTGGGTCTGTACGTGAAGTTATAACAAAAACAGCAAATCCATATCCTGGTAACCATCTTGCAACCTGTGGAAGTTGTAACTCTAGTCTTTGTAGTTGGTCATATGATGTAACAATTCTTTCTAATTTATCTTTTTTATTTTTATTTCTTACACTATCTCTTGGATTTGTAACATGAACATCAAGTGCAGGTACTCTTCCAATTTTTTGTGCAAGTCTATCTAAAGCAGATACAAGTAAGTTTGGTGCAGGCAATAATTCAGAATCCATATTATTCATTTTTTCGCCTAACAATGCTGCTATTCCATCAGAACCTCCATTCATAATTGCACGGAATCTTTGTCTATCTACAAGTGCTTCATCATGCATTTTCTTTAGATTCAAAGTTCTATCAAGAATATCATTTACTAGCATATTATCTCCATGGTGCTTCGTTCCATTCTACTACATCAAAGTCTTCATAGCTAGGAGTGTAGTCAATTCCTATATCAGCATATTGTTCTTTTTGCAACTGTCTTAAAACTTTCATTGGAAACCAACTTGCCATTACTATATCTGATTTATATTTATTTTTACCAGATGAACCAAAAAACATAAGTTGTTTTCTATACATTTCAGATTTAGCTTGTGATTCTGCATTAGCAAAAGGTAATACAATAAGTCTGTCATCAAACATAGGAGATAGTGTAGATATACCAAATCGACTATCCCATTTGTTTTTATAGGTTTCATGACCTTCAAGTTTGATTGCATTTACATTTGCAAACTGTTTTATACGTGGGTCTTGCCTAATTGCTTTTTGAAAGTTGTTTTCTTCAATAACCCAATGTCTACATTGGTATTTATCAAACCATTCAACAATAACCCTATATGCTTCTTCTATACCACCACCTTTGTTATTTTCTATGTCAACCATTTGTAACAGCTCATCTTCACCATTATCTAGTATTGCCCATAAAAAAGCAGCTTGATAACCTGTAGCCGCAGGGTCTAGTCCTGCAACTAAATAACTATACTTAGGTATATCACCAACATATGTTGAGTGGTCCATACAATTAGTAATAGATTCTATGTTAAAGATAGAACCACCTGCTTTACCAGGTCTATTCATATAGACCATCTCAAATCTCTGCTGACCACCTGTAGTCATTGAGTCACGTTTTCTGGACATTAACCATTTGTAAGTTCTAAATCCAGACCAAAGCATACAATCAACATGTTCTTCTTCTTCTAGCTCAGGTATGGTACAAGAAGAGTCATGGGCTTCTTCAACTATGTTATCCCATGCATCATTGTCTATAAGTGCAGAATATAAATCTTCAGGGTGTTGCCTAGAACCTATGACCAACATTGATGTATGTTCTTCTTTTCTTGATGCAAGTGTTGTTGTCCACCATGTTTTTGTATTTCTTCTTGCACTTGGTTGTGCAGTAGATGCATGGTCCTCAATGTCATCTGCAATAATAATATCACAGTCTCTTGATAGTATCTTGCCACCTTTACCGATACCAATCATTGTCGGTGATTTTATACCGTGAACTGTTCTTGTAGAAACTGTAAAACTATTTTTTGACCAAGATTTACCAGTTCTTGTTCTTGGCTTAAAAGAACCCATAGGTCCACAAAAATCTTCTTTTAGTCTGGCATTTGATTCTAAAGTATCTAATACAGAAGATACAGA